AGGTGACGCTACAATCAAAGAGACTGAGAAGCAACTGAACGCACTTAAAAACAAAAGAGATGGTTTCATATTAAAAGGACAAGCTGATGATAAGAAGGCGTCTGATGATAAGGCACAAAATGCTAGAGACTTAGAAGATGAGTTAGAAAGATTACGTGCAGAGAATATTGCAGGTGAAGAAGCAAAGGCATTAGCATTACTTGAAATAGAGAAACGTAAACAAGAAGAAGAACTTATTGCTAAGGGTGCAAGTAAAGAATTACTATTAGAATTAGATACTAACTACGAAACACGTAAAGCAGAAATAGAAGAAGGTTTTAGATTAGCAAGAGAAGAGAAACAAATAGCAGATGATGCCTTAGCTGCAGAAAGAAGACAACTTATAGATGATGCTTTACAACAAGCTAATCTAGATTCCATGGATCAGATGTTTGAGAGAGCTCAAGCTGAATTAGAGATACAGAGGCAAGCAGATGTTGAGAAGCTATTATTAGCGGGAGCTACTGCGGATGAGATTGCTAAAATCAATGGTAAGTATGCAGCTAAGAATAAAGCTTTAGTTAAAGATGAAGCAGATTATACTAAGATGCTTAAGGACCAAGAGGTACAAAACAGTTTAAATGCTGGTAAAGACATGCTAGATAGTATTGTTAACCTTGTAGGAGAAGGAACTGCCGTTGGTAAAGCCGCAGCAATTGCATCTACTACTATTAGTACATACCAATCAGCTACTGCAGCATATGCATCTGTAGTTGGTATTCCAGTTGTTGGACCAGTTTTAGCACCTATTGCAGCAGGAGTTGCAGTAGCATCTGGACTAATGAGTATTAAAAACATATTAAGTACTAAAACACCTGGTAACAAACCAGTTCCTGGTGGAGGCGGAGCACCTTCAGTACCTGCAGCACCAACATACGATCCTAGTGCAGCTTTAGCAGCCGCTGGTGGTGAAGATGAAGTAAACAATGTAGTTACATCGTCTCAACAACAAGGTTCAACACAGAACGTTATTAAAGCTTATGTTGTATCAGATGATATGACTACACAACAAGAAGCTGATGCTAAGATTAATGATTTAGCCAGACTATAAAAGATACATACCTTATGATTAATAAAATAGTAGAATTAGTAATAAACTTTGAGGACTTAGAGTTTGATGATCTAGGAATAGAGATAATGTCATTAGTAGACAGACCTGCTATTGATGTAAATTGGATGGCCTTTCAAGAAGAGGTAGAATACTCTAAAGAAGAAGAAGATAAGATCTTAGAAGGTTTCTTAAAACTTGCATCATCTGATGAATATGGTCAAAGAATAACAGAAGACTCTGTGATCATTGATGGTACTAAAGATAAGTTTGCATCAGTTAGTGAAATCGCACAAGGTATTAGAGCATTAGATATTCTAGAAGGTGATCAACCTGCAAGAAAGATGTACAGATACAGAGGCGGTATGCAAGCTAACTCTCGTAACTTTTGTACTGCAATGGTTGCTCTTAATAAAATGTATACTATTGAAGAGATTAATACTATGTCACGTATACCATTTCAAGCAGGTATGGGCGAAGGTGGTAGTAACACCTATGATATTTTCAAGTATAAAGGCGGAGTTAACTGTGGTCATTACTGGGAAGATCTATCAGTGTTTGATAGAAGTGGAAGAGAAGTAATCATAAGTAATGGTCCTGCCGCTGGAGATGCTGGTGAAGTAGCTAAGAGAGCTAATAATTATTGGAGAGCTAACTTCTGGAAGTTCTCCGCAGATGATCAAATGATTATAACTGGTCCTGCAATGATACCTAATCAAATGATACCAAGAAAAGATGACAAGGGTAATGTATTCCATGTATACTTTTCAAAAGAAACAATTAAATTACTAGCTAAAAAATTCTTACAAGACAATAATGCACACAATACTGATATCAATCACAATAATAATGTTGTTAATGAAAATACCTTACTTGAAAGCTGGATCGTTGAAGATACAGAAATGGATAAAGCGAAAGCGTTAGGCTTTACTTTACCCGAAGGAAGTTGGATGACATCTTATAAGATAAATAACATTGATACTTGGAACGACATTAAAGAAGGCAAACTTAACGGATTCTCTGTAACAGGACAATTCATTGAAAAACTACAATCATAATATGAAAGATATAAAAGACACAGCGGCTATGAGCACGACTCTAGCAGGTGGTGGACTTGCTGCTTTAGGAATTAATGAATGGTTAACATTCGCATTACTAATAACAGGTATAATACTAAATATCGTTCGTATCAGAGATATGAAAAGGGATAAGAATAAAAAGGGTTAAACTTATAAAGTATACCACTTCTTATCATGGACTTTAATGGCACCTTTCAATACTAATCCATTTAATGTAGAACTAATCTCTTTCCAATGTAGACCAGTTGCTACCATTAGATAATTAACATTAACTGGTTTCTCATTAACCGTTGCACTATAGCAACATCTAAGGATAACTCCTTGTTCCACAGTCAACTCATTCTTATCGATCATTCCTTCTACTACTCTCATGTAGTCAGAGTAACTTGGTAATTGTATTGCGCTCATAATTAATTGTTTTTGTTTGTTATAGTATTTATACTAATTTTATATTCTTTGTTTCATACTTCTGTCAAAAAGTAATATAGATATATTTAATAATGTCTGGATAAGCCAGATAAAACAATTAAACATAAAAACTAAATTATGACAGTACAAAACGCACTACGTAAAATTAAGGTTATGTTATCGGTTGATGAAGTTGTTGCTACAGAGATTAAAATGGCTGATGCTATTTTAGTTGACGGAACGGCAGTTTATGCAGAAGGTGAAATTGAAGTAGGAAACATTCTTTACGTAACAGTAGAAGAAGGTGAAGCTCCATTTGCACCAGAAGCAATTCATGAAACTGAAGACGGAACTTTAATAACAGTCGGTCCTAACGGTGAGATTATGGAAGTAACAGAAAAAGCTGCAGAAGCAGTAACTGAAGAAGTAGTTGAAGAAGCTATGGACGAAGTTGCAGTAGTTGCAGAAGTTCCTGAAGAAGCAGTAGCTCCTACAGAAGAACTTTTAGCAGGTATCGCTGAATTAATTACTCCATTCACTGAAGAGATTGCAACATTAAACGAAGAGATTACGGCACTTAAAGCACGTTTCAACAAAATTGCAGGTGAACCTGCTGCATCTCCAATTAGAAACACTTTTAGCGAAACAAAATTAGCTAAGAAGAATATGGAGGCAAACAGAATGGATGCTCTTAGAGCAATCAGACAATCTAAATAATTAATAACAAACAAAAAAACAATTAAAATTATGGCTTTCGGATTTGACATTAGCGCATTACCAGCATACACAGATCAATTATCATTGGATCTAGTATCAAAGGTAGTATTAAAAACAGACTTATTAGATTACGTAGATTTACGTAGTGGTTTCACAAGTGGAACAGTAAGCATTAACTTAGTAGATGCAGATTTACCTGTATCTTCTTTAACATGTGGGTGGAACTCAGATGGTGAAGTTACTTATACACAAGTACCAGTAACAATTGAATCATTACAGTCTAAGACTGAAATGTGTGTTGAAGATTTACGTTCAGTATATCAATCAGCATTTATGAATGCATCTACAGGTAACGATATGATTCCTTTCGAGGAAGTAATTTCTGAATCTTATGCAGACAAATTAAGAAAATACAATGAAGGTTTCTTAATCAACGGATTTGGCGCTACTGCTGGATTAAAAGCACAGATTACTGTTGCAAACGGAGCTACTATTCAAGGTGGAACTCCAGCTGCATGGACTGCTGCAAATGCATTCGAACAAGCATTAGATTTATATGATGCTATCGCTGAGAAAGTAAAAGACAGAGAAGATTTAATCGCTGTTGTTTCTCCAGATGCATACAGAGCACTTACAAGAGCATTAGTTGCACAAAACTTGTATAACTACAATTCAGTAGAAGGTAACGATATCATTATCTTACCAGGTACTAACTTAACAATCGTTAAGTCAAGTGGATTAGTTGGTTCTGATTACAAA